ATTGTTGAGCATGACGCCATCATACTCTGGCAGGTTGCCTGCGAAGAGGTAGTTGGTGGGGCCGCGTGTGCCAGCGGTGGCGAGCAGGCTTTCCCAAGTCGAGTTTTCGCGGAGGCCCTGGAACAGGTAGTCATTGCCCTGAAAGAAGTACTTCAGAATGCGCTGGCCGTTGGGGCCACGGGCAATCTCGATTTCCTGCATTTTGATGCCGTTTGCCATGATCTTCGCTTGGGAGATCGTGGCTTTGGTGACGACATCAGTAGAGGTAAGGGCGTTGATGCTCGCCTTGTTGCCAGCATAGAGCGTGTTGTACGTCTCAAGGCTGCCAAGCATGACGGCTTCGATACAGTCGCACTTAAGGCGCTGCACCCATTCGTTGAGGCCACGGCGGGCCGATTGGTCAAACGTGGTGCCGATGAACGTCAGGTCTTTGGTCGTGACGGTTTCAGCGACGGCGTGACGGTGCAGGCCGATAGTCAGCGTAAACTGGCTGTACTTGCGCACTTCTTCCGCACCAACAAGGTTGGTGTTACCCTGGACGCCTTTGCCGCCGAGGCCAGCTTCGGAGCTGAACACGATGGTGTTGCCGCGTACTTTGGAGGTGTCGAGCACTTCTTTGACAGGCTTGACAGAGCCAAGGCCGCCCATGAGTTCGGAGAACGGGTTGTAACGCTCGTTGTCGAAAGCAATGCTCGACACCCAGAGAATCTGGCGGGCGTAGGTGGGGGACTGCGCAACAAGCTCAGCGACTGTCTGCGCGTTAATTTCTTCGTATGAGGCCATTAGAGTAGTGTGGTGGTGATTTTTGAACAGATTGATCCGCAGGGCTTCATGGACCCTGTTAATCTGTCGTCACGCCACACAGGCGTCGGCCCCTTGCGGGAACCGCTATCTCTAAGACATTCGTATCGCGTTACTGCCAGCGCCAAGAACAGCGCCGAAAATATCCGCTAGGCTCCCGCCCTTGGCAGCCGCCATTGTCTGGGCCACAATGTCAGGCGTGGCTGGCTGGCCGGGCGCGGGGCGCTGGGCCATAGCTACGCTGGACGAGGCCGGGGCTGCCGGGGCCTTGGCTGGCACGGGGCCAGGGGCGGGCTGAGGCTGGCTGACTGGCACGGTGGGAGATTTTGGGGCGTTGGCGCGCATCTGGGCGGCCAAGTTGGCGGCGTACTCGGCCACGGCGGTTGGGGAAGTGCTGGCGAACTCGGGATTGACGGCAAGCAGGCTTTTCACAGCCAAGGTGGCGGGATGGTTGTCGTCGCGCAGTTCTGGGTACTGGCTCATTGCCAGTTCAAGGGAGTCATCGCCGATTTCCTCAAAGGCTTTTTCGGCGGCTGCTTGGGCCTTCATCTTGGCCTCCATGGCGTCGGCCATCTCAGGCGTAAACTCAGCGATGCCCTCGGCGTTGTTCTGGAGATCGGCTAACGTCTGCGCGGCCTCTTGGGCTGCTTGGGCGGCGGCGTTATAATCTTCGAGGGCTTGCGTAAAGACAGGAGCCAAGTCAACCGGCTCGGCGGCTTGGGCAGGCTGGCCCGCCTCGGCCTCGGCGGATGGGGCTGGGGCGGCCTCTTCGGGGGCAGTCACAGCCGAGTCTGGCTGAAGTTCGTAGGCTCCTGGGTCAGTGGCTGGCACAGGGTTGGCAGGATCTTGGCCGCCTGCCTCGTCCGGGTCGGCCATAAGGGCGGCATTCACGGGCGCGGGCTTAGCGGCCCCGGCGGAGAAACTGGCGGCAAACGTTTCCGGGGACTTATCTAGGCTGCCATACAAAAGTGAGGCAGGATCAAAAGGCGCTGTCGTGGTGTCGGACATATTGGTTCTAGTATTGTGTGTAGTTAAGAAACTGGCAAGAGGAAGTTTTGGCAAGAAAAAGCCCGCCGGGCGTTGGCCGGGCGGGCTGTGGCATTACAGCGGTGTGGCAGTGCCGACCGTCTCGCTAGCCACAATGTAGCCGTCGTGGATCTCCCAGTCGGTCGCCAAGGCGTCAGAGCCGGAAGGCTGCCAGCCGTGGAGGGAGTTGTCAGGATACACAATGCAGAACTGATTCTGATAGGTGATCGGAAGGCAAGTTCTGCCAAGCCTGTCTTTCGCCGCCTGCGGGAGGCTAGTCATTTTTGGAATAATCTCAGCGGGCACCGATGAAGGCACCTGCCGGAACACGAACAGCCCTTTGCCGTTCCAGCCTGCACGGCTGACGATTTTGCCCTCTTTGAGGGCTTCGATTGCTTGCCCGAAGTTTTGATTTGGGATCATAGGTAGTGATGTTGATTTGCGCTCAGCAATACCGGCCAAGCTCGGGTGTGAGGTCATGCCTCGAAAACTGCGCGGTGCCTCTCCAGAAAGGCGGCCTTCTCGGCCAAGGGCACTCCGGCGGCATGGATGCAGTACGGCTCCATGGGAAGGCGGTCGTAAAACTTGTGCTTCCAGGCCATCGGCCAGAAGTTCCACTCATCCGGCAGAAAGTGCATGTCCACGCCAGAGCGGTAGAAGGCGGCGTTTAAAAGCGATTGCTCCGTTGTGTCCAGAGTCTTTATCTCGCCAGCCCGGCGCTGGGCCATCAGGGCGGAGGCCAGCCTGAATGCCTCGGCCACGGCTGGTAGGCGCGGATTGATGACCATAAAGCCAGTGTTGACGTAGCGGTCTGGCGGCATATCGAGGCCGAGGGCGTCTTGGAGGCAGAATGTGCCGTGGAAACTGTGGCGGGTGGGGTCTTGGACGGCAGCTATTCCATTCAAGTTAGCGAAGCGGGCAAAGCTGACTTGGCGGATGAACCAGAGATCTGCATCGAAGAAGATTAGTGTACGCGTGCCCAGCAACGGCAAGATGTACTTCATGTCGTAGCTATCGTTGCGGTCGGTGGTGATAACCAAGGCGTCGAGGCTAGAGTATTTGCGGAAACGGGCAGCGGCCTCGTTGGCTAGCTCAAAGTAGCCAGGGCTGGCGATGGTGACGCCTAGGATGTCGGAAATCTCGCTCATTTGAATAAGGCGTTTGGGTTGCCTTCACCAAGTTTGATAAGGCATCGGTGAAAAATCTCTTTGTTGCCGACAAGGTTTTTTGGTGCCAGCCAAGGGGCGCTTTCTCGTTTGTGGGAAATGGCGGCGAGAACGTTGAGAGCGCGAATGTCGTGAATCATCTCGTCAACACGCATAGGCCATTTGTCCCAGTCGTATTTGTGGGCGATGCCGCGCCAGATTTCCACAATGCGGGCGGCTGAATCGTCTATACGAATACCCTCAACATAGAGGGCGTATTGGTTGAGAACAGCGCACCGTAGCCAATTTAGCACACAAGGCGGCCATAGCTCGGCCCCGTCGGCGTAAACAATGTCATTCACGGCGGCAATCCGTAATCGTGCCTCATGCAATTTGCCGTTGAGGATCATAAGGTACACCTCTGCCGTCAACTGGCTAACCTGCCAGCGCACGCCAAGCGGCGTATAGGGATAGTCGTTTGCCACGTTTTGAACGTGAGTACGCCAATCCTCCATTGTGATTTCGCCGTCAATCGTTCGGTAAGTAAGCCAACACTTGGCATTATGGCGGCGACTCAAAGACGCCTCACCATCGCCCAAGACTCCCCACGCAAAATGATACTGCGTGGCCTTGTGTGCAACGGAACTTGGCGCTAGCAGGTGGTAGGCCGAGGAGTCACCCTCCTGCATGAAGGCTCGATACATCCGGCCTGCCCACGTCCCAGCGCACTTGTCATGCCACGGCCTTGGCATCCCATGCCAAGCCACAACGCGGGCGTTGGCCTCGCTGGCCGCTGAGCCAGCCACATGGACATGCTTTTTGTAGCTCAAGATGCCGTCTAGCACATCGTCCAGCAGACCAAGGCGGCAGCCCATATCAACCAGTCGGGCGAAGGTGTGGCCCATCTCGGACTTGCGAAGCTCGGGCTCCATACCGTCCGTGACAGCTCGGTGATCGCCGTTCCAGATCATCACGGCGTTTGCCCACTCATCCGGCTTGTAGAAATCACGGGTGCCCCAGACCATATCAGGAGGGCAAGCCATAGCC